GTTATTTTTATATTTCTGTTTTCTTAATCACATCATGAAGGTTGGCAGACTAGTACGAAGACTGTGTGAGATCCGTGTTATTACGCACAAGCATAATATCAGCGCATAAACTAACAACGAAACTCGTGGTGGTAGTTTGCCATTCAATCGTGTCAACGTTAGCGACCGCTGCTTCGATCGTTGGAAAGAAAGCAAGAGTGTTTGTTGTGTTCCACGCGAGATAACACGTGAAACCGTCATCTAACGTGATTGCACGGTTGCTTCCGCCATATTGAAGCATATTGGAGGTCGTGGGGGTCACAGACCCGCTCCACGCCGCATTCCCTGCTAAAACAGTGGCGGTTACTGCGAGAACACATTTATAGATATCGCCGACAATAGCTCCCGTGGGAGGTACCGCAGTAATACCTGAAATGGTTTTACCCGCATTCCAAACCCATGTCGTAACACCACCGGCTGTAACCGAATTTGTGCTAGGTGTAAGACACGTGAACGTGGACTGACCACGTGCAATAGGAAGGGTTCCCGCTCGTGGATTAACGGAAAGCTCTTTAAATGTGATATCATAATCAATCAAAAGATACCCGGGCGAATTTGCCGCATTGGTCTTTGAAAGGAAGAAGATAGTACCTTCTGCATCTTCATTTAAACTGCTCTCGTTTCCATAAAGCGTTGTTTTCCAATCCTTTGTGGGTTTGAGAACGATTGAATGGTTGGTCCATTGAGGACCGATGACCGTATGAGGGTCACTCAACACGAAAGGTAAGAAGCTCGAACTTGAATAGTCCGGGAACGGCGAACACCGATCCTTCTCAAAATAGAACATCACATCGCCCGCTTGCGAGGTCGGAGAAGAGGTAATATAATGGAAAGTCAGGGAGTTTACCTTGAACTTATTAAACATCTGGCAATAATTGCGCAGAATTGAGCTAGGTAGCACCGAGGGAGTTATGGGCATTGATCCAATGACCTCCCAGCCGGTGACGGCTGCGACAGTTGCTTGTAAAGCAAAAGCGAAGTCCCGACCAACAACACGAGCGCCGTCAGTAGTTTGAGTAACTCTAGGGGCTGAGCCGCGCACAGAGTTACCAACGCTAACTGGTGCTGTGTTAATCGTTGAGACAGGTCCGAAACCTGCCGGTGCAGAGCGCCGATTGCGCGGAGCTCTCTTTCGTGGTTGTTGTTTGTTACCGCCTTTAGCCATTTTAAAATGGTAGTTAAGACTTGTACTATTATTATTTGTTTTATTTGATTTATTTTTCGCCAGCCTACCTCCATACTACAGGGGCCGAACTTGATTTTTCTTGATTTTCTTACGCTTCTTTTTAAGTATATGCTCCGGTAAAGCCGCACCAAGGGGAATACCCTTGTGGTACGTGTGGCGACCCGGTTTCTGCGCATTTTTATATGTTTGGGAGTATTGATTGAAACGCTGTAACTGGCGTTCAGCTAGTGTAGGTGCTTCCTCAACAATTATAGGTAGAACTTGGGTAGGTCCAGTCGGTTTTCTCTTCGACTCGCGAACCTTACCTAAGGGCTGCGTGACCGTGGTACCTTTATGCGTTGGTGTCCTTCCATCGAGTTCGCGGATATGGCGTGTACTTTCTCCACGCGAGAGGTACCTGCTCGGTTTAGGATCCTCACGATAAAGCTTCAACACGTCTTCAAGTTCTTTCTTATGATAGGTACCTTTTAAACGTTGGTGCATCTCTTTAATATTTCCTAGTCCAAACTTTAGCACGCCGGTGAGGGCGCCCATGCCGGGGAGTATTTTATTACCCCACATGACATCATCCCAAAGCTTCTTAGTTTGCCTGTGCGCATAGTTACCGTATTGAACGGCGCCAGCAGCGAATTTAGGGTCTTCGGCGAACTTATTCCCGAACCTCTTCTTCAGCTTATTGGCCTCCGCAGCAAATATTTCATCGGCGGCTTCACGATGCGCTCGGTCGCTCCAAGTCGCATAGGCTGTGTCGTGTTGTCGTGCTAAAGCATCGAGCGCGTTGATAGGGTCTAAATTTCCCCATTTCACACTTGATTGTTTCTTTCCATTACTCCAGTTCGGTCCGACATAGTTTCCTGAGGCATAAAAAGGCAATGACGGATCTTCGCCTTCTTTTCCCAGGTACTGCGTCCCGGTGGTGTCGGGATTTTCGGTGATAACTTCATCTCCTTTATTTTTATCTCCTTTATGGAGGTTCTTGACGGCATCTCTGCCAGCAGTGCCCCACCAATCCATTTTCGTTTATTTTAAATTATTTTTCGCCGACCACCACCCTGAACCCCCGCTGTCGAGCAGGGGAGCAGTTTACCGACCTGCTCAGGTCGGTTCCAACTCCTAATCCATCGCGTGTTCATAACCATACTGTCTAGCCAACAGCATGGCACGAGACACTAAACGACTGACCGGGAAATCGGCTGGATACTTAGCACGTAGAGCATGGTACATGTCTTCAAGGAGCTTAAACTTAGCTGGATCGTGCCGATAGTTTTCCATATGAGAACAAAGAGCATCTCCTAGATGTTCGCGTTTAACGATCTTCAGGTGTTCAATGTGCTTCGTCCATCGTTTTGGGAAGAACTCCGGTCCTTCACTGCCCATTCTCAAGTCACTCGAGAAGAACTCGGAGTGGTAAAGAGAATCCCGCTCATGGATCTCCATTTCCACTCCAAGCTCAGCTGCTTTGGTTGCGTATT